TTGGCCTCGCCTGTACGAAGTGATGTACTCCGTACTTCTGTCCTTAGATGGACGCGCAATCAAGCGTTTCCGCTCTGGATGGGGGTATTCCCCAACCCCTAATTGTGGAACAACATTTCAACATTGAAACGTTGATGTGTTTCTCCATAAGGAGGTGTACTTTCGGTGTTAAATCCTAGCAATAGGATACATCAGGAAATACTTCCTCTGGGAGTAATAACCTAGCTTATTAAGCTGTCTGCGGCTCCGGTGCGAACCTAGTTCGTACTGGAAAACCGAAGTTTAGTATTAATAAACTAAATCTAATCTACCGTATTAAGAACAGTATACCAGGCACTGATTATTCAGAATTACCCTGAGTATGCTGTGTGTACTTGTACGTACCTTTACATGGTTATGCCCTATAAGGTGTCCCTGAGAAATCTCGGAAGCCGTCCATATAGGTTAAGGCAAACCCTAAATAAAAGCGTGCAAGGTAAAACAGCAGAAATGGTGAAAGGACTAATTATCCGAGAGCTACTTCTTACGTATACCGAGCTTCCGAAAGGAAGAAGGAGGTAATATGTGGTCTGTGGATTGGGCCTAAACTCAGATTCTGACGTTTCTGAGCATGGTTCCCTAAGACTGCTATCGCAAATAATAACTATGAAAACATTTTCAACGAAAACATTTACAAAATTCTTATCTGCGTTTAGATTACAGTTTCGCAATATTAATGACATGGCCTCTCTAAAAGGAGGGCGGGCCCTTGTACGGGTATTGGTTAACACCTTACCTATACATGGCTTGCATACCACGAGCGCCAAAGTAATCTCTGTTGTTGTCTTCTTGAGATTAGTCTACCATTTGTTTAAACACAACGGAGCGAAAGGAGCGTGCTTGACTCTTAAGGTCTATGCAGTGCTTCTTCAGCAATCCATTGGTGGTTATGTGATTCGTGATTTAACGGAATTAAAATTCCGTGTAAAACGAACTCGGCAGAATCTTCCGCGTGTCATCCCTACGATTCATAGAAATATGATTCGTCAGGGAGACACAAAGATGATCAAATTCTATCTTACTCTATTTAATCTTTATCGAGTAATTGACTTCAAAGGAGAGCTAACTTTAGATGCTTTAAGCAAAACTATTGTTAGTCCTGCAAAAGAGGGTCAAGGGATTAACACCCTGAAACCCAAATTGCTGGCCTTCGGACCAATATTCTTTAAATGGTTATCTAAAGAGATAGGTATGAACGCGAAATCTCTGGGTCGAGAAGTACGTCTTAGCTATGAGAATGCATCTGCATTTCCCATACTAAAGTCTTCTCCGTTCACAAAACCGTTGCATAAATTTTCTGGTTTATCCCTTGTAGAACAAAGGGAGGCTATGATCACCAAACCGGTGGTTTCTAGTCATCCCCTTGCTATACATGAGGCGGCCAACGCTCTTCATCAGAGTGTTGAGCTGGGAGGGCCAACCATGTTCTTCTTAGACTTACTACCGATGAATTCGGAATTACGTAAATCGTTCAGCTGGGCTACTCGCTATCCCTTACTAAAGGGTTACGGTGAGGCCAAATTGCTTAAAGGAGAACCCATTCTCGGAAAGCTTTCATTAAAACATGAAGCTGCCGGGAAAGTTCGAGTTTTCGCGATGGTTGATGTGTGGACTCAATGGTTATTAAAACCGTTGCATGACACAATTTTCGACCACATCCTAGCTGGAATCGCTCAGGATGGTACTCGGGACCAAATGGCCCCTGTGTACCAATTACTGAAACGATGTCCGTCTACTCTACATTCGCTGGACCTTAGTGCAGCTACGGATAGAGTACCTCTATGGCTTCA